ATGCGCGCGCGCGATCTGCTCCGCGCCAATGCGGAGCGGAACGGGATCGATGCTGTCTGGGAAATGGTGGGCGGTGAGGGGCTCGAACCCCCGACCCTCTCGGTGTAAACGAGATGCTCTACCAACTGAGCTAACCGCCCGCATGCGCTCTACGCGCCGCAGACCGCGCCAAATAAGGCATTTTGCAGCGGCGTCAACCTCCTATCGAAACGGAACATAGCGGGTCCGAATGGAACAGATCGGGACCCAGAGTCCCGACATAGTCCCGACCGACAACGCGGCGTGTCCCGCCCTCATCTCGCGATCGCGCAAGACGCACCCCAGCGCACAGATCTGCACAGCCAGGACACGACCGCACGAGCGTGAGCTAGGCCGCGCATACCGACCGAAAACCTTGACGCCCCATAGGCAGCAGCGGAGGAGGCGGGTATGCTCCGCGACTTCCTAATCTTCCTAACACTCCAACGTTTTCAGAGGCTTAATGTCCAACAAATTACTAATATTGATGTAATCTGATTATATGAATGATGGGTAATATTCTGGCCTGATAAAACCGTTGTTTTTCAATGATGTAATGATTGATGCCCGAAAATATTATGGCCGATTAGGGCTGAGCCATAATCTCGGAAATGGCGGATTTTTGCGGTTTTCAGGGCCAATTTCCAGGGTGATTAGGGAGATTATGCCTTTGCGGCGGATAGGGGGTGACCTCGGGCGCACTGCGGACCAACCGACATGCACAATTTCCGATGAAGAAGGCGAAAGCGAAGCGTGGGGGTGAGCGCGGCGCGCGGCGGGGGCGACACGCTCAACCGGCCGGCACGACTGCTTGCCCCAAAACGAGACGGTCGAGATGCCGGCTGCGGCCACCCCTTCCCGGAGCGAGATCGAGTAGCCAGTTTGAGTTATTGGGATTGTCGCGCGTTGCCGACGATGGGGCTTGGATGCGCGAGCGGAAGATTATCGGAGGGCAGGATCGGATGAAAACTCATTGGCCCAGCGGGCGACGGAAACTTTCATCGAGCCGAGGTCGGATTGCCCCAGCCCCACGCATTAACCGCCTTCCTGCCGTTCCCAAGGATGATGCGAATGTCGGCTCAACAACAGAGTTGAAAGATGCCCTCGGGAGAGATGAGCGAGGAATCATAGTCTCATGCCCAATCGAGGTAGAAGGCGATCAAATTACAGTAATAAAAAATAGGCTAGATCAGCAGGACTTGCGGACTGCCTTGTTGTTTTGGGATCGTATAGATTGGCCTGTTAACAACGCTATAAATATAGTTGATCATAGCGTTGAATATCTTGTTTCCGAAGGCGTCATCGTGAGGAGTATGGTCACATGCGACCTTACGCAGATTACAGGCATTGCCTTCGCCCAGAGTTCGGCGGACTTATTTAATGCGCGGGAGAAACAGTCTCCAGGCCAGTGGGCATTGTCTCAAGGAACGAACTCAATTTCTGTTTCAGATACTCTGCTCCCGTCCAACGGACGAGGCTTATGGTGCGAATTAGTGAAAGCCATCCCGGTCCCGCACGCGGACGTTGCTTACAGTGACGTGCTGGAATTTCGCTCGCGTCGCAGAGATGAGTTGCTCAATCTAAGGAACGAGATCGACCAACTTTACCAAGAAATCTTAGTTGCTCCGGATCGCCCATTGGCGGAGACAAGTGCGTTCTCGCGGATCGATAAGGCGACAAAAGCTCTTCGCGAAGTCACCGCCGAAACTGGATTTCAGGCGGTTTGGACAAGCCTCAAGTCCCGCTTGGACGGTGATCTTTTCGCTGATGAGGTGGCAAAGCCCATCCTTGAAGAATCCCTAAAAGGCGGATTATTCGGCGCGTTCACTGGCGATGTTTGGGCTGCCATGGGAGCGGGCCTTTCTGTCGGCGTCGGCAAGGCATTTCTGAGAAAGGGCCAGAAGCCGACGACACCCTACGAATACGCCTATAGTTTTCACAAGGATCTGAACTGGGTTCGCTAGGTTTTTGCGTGATCGCCGCTGAAAGAACAAACTGGGTGAATAGCAGGGGCGGCCGTCGAATAGGCAGTCGCCCCGCACTCAATTTGTGTTGATTTGCTCACTCACGGTCTTCGCCTGTCAGCCACCGCCCACCGTGTAGCTGAGCCGCTCCTCAAGGAATTCGAACCCGGCGAAAATCCACCTCTCGTGCACGATAGCCGGTCCGTGACCTGAAGGAGTGCAGGGCTTTGCAAACGAAAAGAGCTGAGGATTCCTCCTCAGCTCTAAATTTGACTTACGGCGTATGCGATCCGCGAGTCAGTTGGGATCTTAGTCTGTCACTTACCAGTGATGGCCACGGTGACCTCAGGATGGCCGGGGCGATACTCTGGGAATACCTGGGTTTTGTATTCAGAAGCCGCCAGATCAAAAGCTGCGCCGCCAGTTGTTCCAGGCGTCAGACGGACAACATGTGTCCAGGGTCCAATCGACGTGTGGGTGAACGTAAATTCGATCATAAGGCCTCCGTTGATGTATGACTTATATAGTCGGATTGATCGTGATGTGCCCTGAAGGGTCTTAATTGATTGCTTATTATGAGCTTTCCGCTGTCAGACGCCGCCGATTGGTCTGAAAATAAAAAGTGAGCACCTTGCCCATGTGCAACCTCTACCGGATGACAGCGCCTGCGGGCGCGGTTGCAAGATTGTTCCGAGCGACTACCGGCGCCGCGCCGAACTTCGCGGCCGAGATCTACCCCGGCTATCCTGGCCTCGTCGTCGCAGGCGGCGAGGTCCGCGCGATGAACTGGGGCTTCCCCCTCGTGCTCAAGAGCAAGAAGACCGGCGCGCCGCTCAAGCCCAAGCCGGTGAACAACACCCGTGAGGACAAGCTGCACACCGGCTTTTGGATCGACAGCTTCCGCAAGCGGCGCTGCCTGATCCCCGTCACCGCTTGGGCAGAGGCCGAAGGCGCGAAAGGCGCGATGACACGGACGTGGTACTCGCTGCCCGATCATGATCTGTTTGCCGTCGCGGGCGTCTGGCGCCCGACGGCCGAGTGGGGCGACGCTTATTCCATGGTCATGGTGGATGGGTGCGAACAGATGGCCGACGTGCATGACCGCATGCCAACGATCCTCGCCCAAGACGATTGGGAACGCTGGACGAACGGCGATCCGGACGAGGCCTTCGCGCTATGCCGCGTCTACGATGCCCCGCTGGTGGTCGATCGCACGGACGAGCCTTGGTTCAAGAGAGCCAGCCCACAACCTGCGCCACGAACGCCACCGCCATCAGCAACGCTACTATGATCATCTCGGCATCTTTCAGCATTGTCTGGTGATCCCCCGCAATCCACCGGTAGGCAACGCCGGATAGATCCGCGCTGGACCAGACGGCCGGGTGGGCCTCAGTAGCTCAGCCAGTCGAGTTCGGCCTCGTCCACCGCCTCAAACATATCGCCTTCAGCCTGACCTACGCGCAGGCGCTGGCGGACGGCCTCAGGGTCTCCGTCCTTGGGAAAGCCGCGATCGGCCATAGCACACTTCGCCAGTTCGCCGACCAGCCCTCCGCGCCCGGCCTGCATGAGCAGCCAGCGGCCGAATGCCCCGCGCTCTGCAGGCGATGTCGTGCGGCCTGCAGGCCGCAGGCGCGGGTCTGGCGGCGTAGGCACGAAGGCGCGGAAATCCGGCCCTTTCGTAAAATCTTGGAAGGCACCTCCACCCTCCGCGATCCTGCTGACTTCCCTACGTAAATCATCAAGCTTTGGCGTGGTGGGCGTCTTTTCCATGGCAATCCTCGCTGTCGAATCGGTGGCGCGAGCCTATCATGTTCTCTATATGTTCGCACCATGAGTCGGCGCTTTCGGGCGCACAGGAGGACAAGAGATGGCACAGATTAAGGAAATCCGCAGAGCGGTCGCAAAGGCGCTGGAGACGCGCGGTCTCGACAACCGGGAGTTCCTGCGACAAATCCGCTCCGGCGAGCAGGACGATGGCCCTTACATGACCGGCGCCCTTGCTTGTGCCGCCCTGCTGACCAAGCAGCCCACGCCCGGCTGATGCCATGCGCTACGAAGACGGCCTGAGGATACCAACGCGGCTGTTCGAGGCCGCCGCCTGGCACTACCCGATCAAGGTGACGTGCGCGTGCGGAAGGTCGGCCGTCTTCGATCCCCATGCGCTATGGTATCGGTTCGAGCGAAAGCGATGGGACGAAAACTTCAGGGAGGCTCGGGAGCGCTTCTACTGCCGTGAGTGCTGGCGCACGAAGGGCCGCAAGCTGCGGCCTGCAAAGTTCGAGACCTGCCGAGAAGAACCGACGATCCACCTGCCAATGCCGGACGAGCGGGAATGGAAGCGAGCTATCAATCGCTTTCGTAGTTGACCGATCCCAAAGCTCGGAGGCATTCCAAAGTCTTACCGTGAGGCCTTCCGTGGTTTTTGGAATGCCGAATTTCTCGGAAGAGGTTACTGATGACTTCGTGCGAACAGCGATCTTTAGACGAAATCTGGCAAGGCGACCTGTTCGATCGCCGTGAGGAAGCTGTACTGCTTCAGGCCTATATCGAGAGCGTCACCGCCCGTCGGCCGCTTCGGGAAGATAAGCGCGCATATACTATCGCGATCGATGCCGGGTACGGTGAGGGGAAGTCCTTTTTCCTAAAAAGGTTCGCCGAACACATGGGCGTAAATCACCCCGTAGCTTTCGTTGACGCTTGGGCAGATGACCTCGCTGACCAGCCACTCACCGCCCTGGCTGCCACTTTGAACGAGGCTCTCAAGCCGTTTATGGCGGAGCCCGAGATTAAAAGCCGCGTCGCGACTTTTATGAGCAAATCTGGTCAAGTAGCAAAGATCGCGGGCTTGGGCCTCGTGCGAAGAGGGGTGGCAACGCTACTCACTGCTGGCGCTGTAGACGACATCGGGGGCGTGCTTGCAGGCTCCAGTGAGGCTGTAAAAAGCTCGATAAATGATAGCCTGAAGGATGTTGGTCAGGGCCTGACTGACGATACTGCCGCCGCGATCAGCAGCGTCTCGCCGCATGACTTGATGCAAGCCCGCATCGCTGAGTTTGAACATGGCCGAGCAGCAGTCCAGGCAATGAAGGACAGCCTATCCTCGATTGTGGATGCATTGGATCGACAAGAGAAGCACCCACCTATCATCATCGTAATTGATGAGCTTGATCGATGCCGACCAACTTACGCGATCAAGCTTTTGGAAGAAATAAAGCACCTGTTTGATGTGCCAGGGCTTGTTTTCGTATTAGGAATTCACACAGAGCAGCTTGCTCATTCAGTTGTGGGAGCTTACGGGCACAGCTTTGATGGCAAGTCTTATCTTAGGCGGTTCATTAACAGGCAATATGATCTCGCCGTGCCCAACCACTATAAATTAATAAAACATCTTTGCGAAGATGCCGGGATCGGCCCAGGCGACCTCAGATATCCTAATCTTACCAGCACGTCAGGCGGCGAATCGGCGAGTGATCTATATGACGTTATCGCGATTTACATGCAGCTGTATGGACTGGCAGCTCGCGACACGTTCCCGCTGATTGACATATTGCAAACTTCGCTGGCTGTGGCCGGACAAAGACGTCTTCATGCGCCTTTATTGCTTCCCCTAGCAATCGGCCAGTTACGCAGCCTTCCGGCGGGAGTGCTCCCAGTTCCAAGGAACACGGTGCCGTTTGCGTACACGCGTTATATCCATCGAAGTGAAAACTCGGGGTGGGAAAGCTACACCATCGAAAGAGTTGCAGCCGATTTCCTTGAGGCTGCGTCTATAACCCAAGACCGTCTTGCTGCCCTATACAATGAAAACTCCCCCTCCTTCGGCGTCGAAACTGTGGCGAATGAGCGAGATTGGCGATCTAACCCACCGCCTTTAGGTGACATAAGCCGATATCCTGATTTAATTCGCGCCGTAGGTCGATTTGGCACTCCAAAATAAACTGGCTTCGGGAGATTTGCGCTTGATATGCGCTATCGCATCACTGCGCCTAACTGTAGGCGTTAGCCCGCGAGGATCTTCCGAAACCCGCTGCCTTCCTGCCTGATGATCGAGCCATCGGTGCAGATGTAATCGGCGAAGGCGAGCAGGGGCACACCGAACCATTCGTTCATGCGCAGCATGCGCCGGGCGATAGGCACGATTTCCGTCTCGTAGAAGGCATCCCGCGCCTCAGTCACCTTGCCGAAACCGCCGTTGTTGGTCGGGACGATCCCGATAAGCTGCGGCGGCGTCCGGTGCGCTGCCAGCATGTCATCGCGGCTCAACGTCTTCACGTTCGAGAACTCGTCCTTCGCGGTCACGTCGGCGATCGGCATGATCTGGATGCCGTCCTTCTTGCCGCCGGGGATATGGACGAGCATGTTCTTGAAATTGCCGACGCCCTTGGCCTGGCCCAGCTTCTCCTGCAGCGCGTCGGCGGTCTCCTGATCTGCCAGCGTCTCGCTGAGGTAGAAGACGAAACCCGCATGCGCCCCGTTGAGGTAGTAGCGGCGCCGGAACAGTGTGGCGTTCTCCGACAGCAGCCCGGCCTGCAGAGAGGCGAGCCATTCGGGCATCCCAAAAATCTCCTGCATCACGTCGGGCTGCTGCAGCTGGAAGACCCGGCCGACATCGAATTCGTGGATGTCGCCCAGCGGTCCGTTCACGAACCAGAACTTGCCCGGATCCACGCCGGGGCGGAGGTTGAGCGCCGGGGCATGGTCGGCCCGCGCCAGGCGCCCCGCCCTATTCGGGATCCACTCCAGATAGCCGTTGCCCATCTGCAGGAAGTCGAGCGCGAATCGCTCGAAGGCATCCGAACTCAGCCAGGCCGTCGAGGTCTGCTGGGCGACGAGCAGGTTCACCTTCAGGGCGATGGCGCTGCGGTGATAGGGGCTCATGTTGAACGTCTGGGCCAGCTTGCCCATCGGCAGCGGCGGCTCGTACCAGCGCCCGTTGTGCCACATCTCGAAGTACTGGCCGATTTCACGGCGATCGAGCACGCTGGCGGGCTCGCCGAACGAATAGATGGCCGCCTTGGCCGGGGCGGCTGCGGTGTCACCGACGGGAACGATATCGGTCGTGGTCATAGGGGCTCCTGTCAGTAGAAAACGACGCGGCCGCCGATGCCCTGGCTGGCGGTCCCGGCATCAAGCGGTTCGTTCGAAAGTGCATTGAGCAGCGCCCAGGCGACGTCGGCATGGCCGATTTCGCCGTTGCGCTTGGCGATGTAGGTGACGCCCTTCTTGCTGCCGGTCAGCGCCGGGCGGATTGCCATCAGCGCCTGCATCAGGTCCGTCCATCCCGCGTCGAACTCGATGCGCTGGTTGCGAAACACGTTCTGGCCTTTCACGACCAGGGCGGTTTTGCTGGCGACCGAGTATTCGATCTTGCGCGCGTTGGGGAACCAGTTGTGCACCAGCTCCCACACCGCCAGACCGTGGCCCGTCGTGTCGATCGCGATGTCGGTGACGCGGTAACGCCCGGCCACCTTCTTGATGAACTCGGCCTGCCCAGCGAAGTCCAGGCCATTGAGCCGGTGCTTTTCCAAAACCCGGAATTTGCCGACCCCCGCTTGGTCGGGCGGTGCGACGACGATCAGCGCGGCATCGTCGCGGCCCTGCTTGTTCGGGTCGTAGCCGATCCATACGGGCCGGTCGCCGAAAGGGCGGCCGCCGGGTATGTCGATCAGCGCGGGCTTGAAGTCTCGCCAGCGCATGAAGCTGTCCACGCGGGCCGGGGCGATACGCGCGAACGGGAAGCTACTCTCGGAATCGTCGACGTCCTCGCACTCGTAGAGATTGCGGAACGCTTCGTCCGAGTATTCCTGGCGCAGCTCGTCGAGGTTAATGCGCGACGCCAAGCCCATGGCGAGCGCATCGTGGATCGTCAGGATCTGCTGCCAACTGCCGTCCGGCATGATGGCGCCACGGCGAAGGTTCTTCAGGCTGATGTCGAACGGCTGCTGATCGCCCTTCGCGCGGCCCTTGTTCCAATCCTCGCCAGCCCAGAAGGCATAGCTCTCGTGCGTCTTGGTCGACGGCGTCGAGAAATAGGTCTTCGTGTAGATGTTGTGCGTGGCCATGCCGCTGGCCACGCGGTTGAGGTCCCCGAAGCCGTGGACCCACGCGTACTCGTCGAAGTAGAAGTCGCCGCTCTCGCCCTGTGCCGTCGCACTGTTCGTCGAGAGGAAGTAGAAGCCGACGGTGTCGAGCCGAACGGGCTTGGCGTCACTTTCCTCGTCTTCCGGGTACTGCCCGTGGAAGTCGAGTTCGATGATCTTGCCTTTGAGTTCCACGCCGGTGACGCGGCGCACCCATCCCACGATCTCGCGGCGGAACTTGAGCGACTGGCGCTCGGACGCGGACAGGAAGATCTGGTTGCGCGGCTGCTCGGCATCCAGAACCGCCTCGGCGACCTTTGCCAGCGCCTCCCGCGCGAAGTACCAGGTCGCGCCGACCTGACGGCTCTTTCGGATCTTGCGGGTGCGCTGGTGGCGCTGATCCCACCAGGCCTCCTGGTATTCGAAGTTCCGGTCGTGGAAGTCGTCCAGCAGCGCCTGCCACTGCTCTAGCGTCAGGAAATTCTTGCGCTTCTCCGCGCGCTTGGCCTTGGCCTCGGCGTTGTTGCGGTTGCCGATCTTCGGGTTGAGATCGCCTTCCTTGCCGGTCTCGTTGTACTTCCGGATCCGCGCCGTCCGCTCAAGCTGCCGCGTCAGGAAGTCGATGCGCTTCATGTCGCCTTCGGTCAGCGGCTCCTTGTCGATCAGGTTGGCGACCTTCACCTCGATCCTGTCGTCGATCACGTCGACGGCGGCCGAGACCTCCCACCCGTCGCGCCGGTGCCAGCTCGCCAGCGTGTTGTAGTTCACGCCCAGCTCGTCCGAGATCTGCGCGAGCTGCCATCCCCGCCAGAACAGCGAACGCGCCTCGCGGCGAAGCGCGCGGCCGACCTGACGGCTGACCGTGGCGGCATTCTTCGCGCTCTTGGAGGGACTTGGCGTGGGCATGAGCATGCCATGCACCGCCATGCCCCCTCTGGCGCGGGCCTGCGCGGGTAAACGCCAGCGTTACCGCGCCCGCGCGTTGCGGGATGGCCTGCCGTCGGGCTTCAAGTCCTCATCGAACGCCGGGCGCCGCAACCGCCCTCTCTGGACTGCAAGCGGAGCCCGAACATGAAGACCAAGTCCTTCCTCCTCGCCACCTCCGGCCCGACCGTGGATGGCCGCAACATCGATCCCAAGTGGCTCGAGGAAATGGCCAAGAGCTACGATCCGAAAACGTACGGCGCCCGCCTCAACATCGAGCACATTCGCGGCGCGACCGGGCAGGCACCGTTCCGCGCATTCGGCGATGTGCTGGAACTCTCGACTGCCGAAGTGGAGGTCGATTTCAACGGCAAGAAGGAAAAGCGCACCGGCCTCTACGGCGTGTTCGACATCAACGAGGACGCAAAGGCCCTCAACGATGCTGGCCAGAAGGTCTATCCGTCGATCGAGATCGAGCCCAACTTCGCGGGGAAGGGCTTCGCGTACCTGATGGGCTGCGCGCTGACCGACAGTCCCGCGTCTATCGCCACCGACCGCCTGCAGTTCAATCGCCGCCTGCCGGGCACGGATGTCTATTCCCGCGACACTGCCGCCGCCGTCGAGTTCGACGACGAGAAGCCCACCGGCGCCGACGACAATCTCGCCTCCAAATTCAGCACCATGCTCGACGTGTTCGCCAACAAATTCGGCCTCAAGTCCGAGGAAAAGCCGGTCGTGACCACGCCCCCGGCGGAAACGCCGCCTGCCGCCACCGGCCTCGACTTCAACCAGCTCAAGCCGCTGTTCGAGGAATTCGGCAAATCCCTGACCGATGGCCTCCGCGATCTTCAGGGCGAGTTTCGCACCGAGATCGACGCCCTCGGCGTCAAGTTCGCCAATCTGGAAAAGGAGCAGGAGCACACGCCCGAACGCAACTTCCGCTCCCGCCCGCAGGGCAAGGGGAACGCCGGAAATTACGCAGGCATCTTTTAAACCCGCCCACCTTTCACCGCCCGCCCCGCTCTTTTCCACACAGGACACACACCATGGGTTACAACCTTTCCGATCGCGGGCGCCGGGCGCTCGACGGCCTGTTCAATGCCATTGCCCAGGCGAACAACGCCGATGGCGTCAGCCGGCAGTTCGCGCTCGATCCCACCAGCGAGCAGCGTCTCGAAGATCTCCAGCGCGAGCAGGTCGGCTTCCTGCAGCGCATCAACGTGATCGGCGTTCGGGACATGATCGGCCAGATCATCGGCCTGGGTACTGAGGACATGATCGCCTCGCGCACCGCCGACGCCGATCTGCCGCGCAAGGCCCGCTACGTCGGCAAGATGGATGACCGGAAGTACCTGCTCGAAGACACCGAGTTCAACACCAAGCTGCCGTGGCAGATCATCGACGCCTGGTCGAAGTTCCCCGACTTTGCCCAGCGATACTCGCGCCACGTCGCCATTTCCGTCGCGCTCAGCCGCATCGCCGTGGGCTGGAACGGTCTGACCGCTGCCGCGACCACGGACCCTGTCGCCAACCCCAACGGTGAAGACGTGAACATCGGTTGGCTGCAGAAGCTCCGCCTCGAACGCCCCGATCACGTCATGGGCCGCGTCATCGCGGGCAACGGCACCGCAACCGGCGCGGCGAAGCCGATCTACATCGGCCCGAACTCTGATCTTGCCCAGGGCGATTACAAGAACATCGACGCGCTGGCCTACGACCTGATCGCGGGCATGCCGAGCTGGGCGAAGAACTCGACCGACCACGTCGTCTGCGTCAGCCAGGACCTCGTCGACGAGAAGTACTTCCCGATGATCAACCGCGCCCTGTCGGACACCATCGACGGCGGCCGCTCGACCAGCGATGCAGTCACCAGCGACATCATCATGTCGACCAAGCAGATCGGCGGCCGCCCGGCGGCCATCGTGCCGAAGTTCCCCGAGGGCACGATGCTGATCACGCCGCTGGGCCAGCGCGACGCCACCGACAGCTCGAACCTGTCGATCTACTTCCAGGAGGAATCGCGCCGCCGCTACATCAAGGACGAGCCGGAGAACAAGGCGAGCCTGGTCGACTACAACTCGGTCAATGAAGGCTACGTGATCGAGAACACCGACTTCGCGGTCATGGCCGAAAACATCACCTTCGGCGCCCGCCCGTAATACCGAGGGGCAGCGATGGCGGGTGGCTGACATTCGGGTCGGCACCGCTGGAGCCCAGAGCATAGGCCGGGGAGCCGGGAGGCGCGCACCTCTCGTCCCTCCGCCGGTCGGCCGCCGCCGAATAGAGCGGCCATTCTACCCATCACAGGAGAGCCCCGCATGGTCAGCCCCTTCCGACGTCACAAGCAGATGGTTCACGGCCTCAAGAGCGCGGGTCCCAATCACGTCAGCCACCGCGTCGTAACCGCCGCACCCGAACTTCAGGCCACCACCCCGGCCGGGCAGGAATACGCCGCGCTGCGCGTCCTGCTGGACGACAACCTGCGCACCCTTGCCGATGTCGCCTCGATCGAGGCGCGCAACCCGATGAAGGCCGAATTCGCCAAGGAATTCACGCACTGGATCGAAGGCGTGCTGATGGCTGGCGAAAAGGGCCAGGCCGTCCAGGACGAGATTCTGACCACGAACATGGTCTGGGCGATCGACTATCGCGATTTCGACTATGCGATCCGCCTCGGCGCGCATGTCCTCAAGTTCAACCTCGTCCTGCCCTCGCGCTACAACCGCACCCCGGCTTGCTTCCTTGCCGAGGAGATCGCCACGATCTCGCTCACCCAAAAGGAACTCGTGACGCTGGAACAGCTCGTGCAGATCCTGGCACTGGTCGAAGGCGCCGACATGCCCGATCAGGCCAAAGCGAAGCTGCACAAGGCAATCGGCCGCGGCTACCGCCAGCGCGCCAAGGACTTCGATCCGGCGGCAGACAACGCCCCCGCCGGTGGCAAGGCCGCGTTCGTCGATGCCGCCTTGGCCCAGATGAAACGCGCCCTCGAACTCGACGGCAACGTCGGCGTGAAAAAGGACATTCAGGAGCTGGAACGCCAGCTCGCCGCGCTGACGGCCGCCGCCGACGCGCAGCAGTAAGGAACGCCCCACGGCGCTCGGGGGGCGGATGGACTGACCGGGAACCGCTTGCGGCCTTGCCGGTCACGCCATCCCCACCCCCCGACATAGTCTCGAAGGACCCAGCATGACCGGCCTTATCCCGTTTCCCGGCCCCGAAGCCGACCCCGAGGAAGCCGAGGTCGTTGCCGATGGCTGGTTCCCGCCGGTCAAGCTGGTCCTCATCCGGGATGTCGTGCGCCTCGGCGATGGCACCGTTCCCACTGCGCGTCTGATCGCGGCCATCGAAAGCGGCATGCTGCATGGCTTCCGCGAGCTTGCCGTCTGGCGCAGCGCCCGCGCCAGTGCCGGTGTCACCTCACTCGCGCAGGTGACCGACCAGCAGATCAACCAGCAGAACCTTGCGGTGAAGCTGTGGGAGCGCGTGGTCATGTACTTCGCGGCCGCCGAGCTGCAGGGCCAGTATCGCGATATCTCCGCGACCGATGACGGCCTCGATCGCGCGGCGGAGAAGACAGTGACGGCCGATGATTCGCGGCGCATCGCGCTGGCCGCCGTCGCGGACCTTCGCAGTATTGGCGCTGACAAGCCCGTGGCCCGCAACCGGGTGGAGCTGATCTGATGAGCTGTCCCAGATCCTTCTTCGACTTCAACTCTGCCTGCTTTCGGCTCGATGAGGTCTCGTGGTTTGGCCGTGAGGAAATTCGCGGAAAGCGGTTCTTCGTCGTTGCCCTGCGGTGCGGCAAACGGTTCGAGCATGAGAACTGGCTAGGCAGCGCGGACAAGATCGAAAGCAGGTTGCTGGAGGCGCTGCGGGCGGCCGAGCGTGGCCCTCCACCGCCACAGAAAGGCGCCTGAAGATGGCGTCCGCGACCGCCCTCGCCGGAGACACCGTGGATGCCATCTGCTGGCGCGAGCTGGGCCGCACGCAATCGGTCACCGAGCAGGTCCTGGAACTCAACCCCGGCCTCGCCGATCTCGGCCCGACGATCCCCGCCGGTACTGTCATCACGCTGCCCGAGCTGACGAAGGCCAGCCCGCCCATCCTCGAAACCGAAAAGCTATGGGACTGACCCGGTGAGCCACCGCCCCATCACCAGCAAGATCAACACCCTCAAGGCCGCGATCCTTGCCGCGCTGCCCGAACTGAAACGGGATCCCGACCGCGTCCGCATGTGGATCGAACGCGGTTCGGCCTCGTCCACCCAGACAGACGACCGCGCGATCACGTCCGCGTTCCAGCTCAACGTCCTGGTCGTGGAGATGGCCAGCGACATGCACGTCCTGTTCCTGGCCGTTTTCGAGTGGATGCGCGTCAATCAGCCCGATCTGATGGTGCCGGGCAAAGAGGGCATCTCCTTCGACGCGGACATCCTCGACAATGCGACCGCCGACATCCTGTTGCAGATCCAGCTCGACCAGGCGGTCGGCGCGGTGCGCGGCGCCAAGGGCGGCTACGATCTGCAGTACATGCCCGAGCGCGATCCGCCGGACCCCGATATCCTCAGCATCATCGCGCCGGAGGCCGCCCCTCCGCTCAAGGGCTTCGATGTGACGGAAGACTTGCCGCCGTGGGACGATTGATGTCGTGGCCCACGATCTGACCCAGTTCAACGAATGGTTCGGCCGCATCCTCGCCGCAGTCGGGCCGACCGAGCGCCGCCGCGCCGCCGTGAAGCTGGGGCAGGCGCTCCGCCGGTCGAACCTCAAGCGCATTGCCGACAACGTCGAGCCCGACGGTCGGGCCATGGAACCACGCAAGCCGCGCCTCGATCGGCGGGGCAGGCTGCGCCGCCGCCAGTCCGGCAAGATGTTCAAGGGCCTGCGCCGCCTGCGCAACTGGCGCATCGACGCCGATGCCTCCGGCGTGGAGATCCGGCCCGCAACCGGCAGCGTCGACCGGGTGGCCTCGGTCAGCCAGTTCGGTGAGATGGCGACGGTGGGCTACCTGCGCAGCGGGCGGCAGATCCGCGCCCGCTATCCGCAGCGCCGGCTTCTCGGCTTCGGGCCGGAAGACGAGCATCTCGCCCTCGAAATCGCTGCATCCCTGCTCAATCCCGACGATTGACGGGGTAGCGCGCGCCTCTACCCCGCCGCCATCTCCGCGCGCGCACGAAGCTGCGGCATGCCGTGATGCATGGCCGTTGCATCCGACAGTTTCACCGGGGTTGATCTCTCCCGCTTGCTTGCGCCCTCGCTCATTGAGGGTCTTAGCTTCGAGGAGATTTTTGCCCAGTCGATCGCAGAGTTCCAGACGTACTTCCCGAGCTTCGACGCAACGGTGGAAAGCGACCCGGTCGTCGCGATCATCCAGCTATTTTCCTATCGCGAACTCCTGATGCGCCAGCGGGTGAACGAAGCGGCCCGCGCCGTCATGCCCGCATTTGCCACCGGTACTGACCTGGACAATATCGCCGCGATCGTTGGCGTCGAACGCTTCATTCTCGATCCTGGCAATCCGGCGCTGGACATTCCTGCCACTTACGAGAGCGACGACAGCCTTCGCCGCCGCATGGTCCTGGCACCGGAAGGATTTTCCGTCGCTGGCCCCGAGGGCGCCTACATTTTCCACTCCCTGTCGGCGAACTCCGACGTGCTCGATGCGTCGGCCGTCAGCCCCAGCCCCGGTGAGGTCGTGGTGACCGTTCTGTCCCGCACCGGCAACGGGGCCGTGTCCGATCAGGTTCTGGCCGACGTCGATGCGCGCCTTTCCAGCAAGAGCGTTCGACCACTTACCGACCACGTCACCGTGCAGCGCGCCACGATCGTGCCGTTCGCCATCAGCGCCACGCTCACTTTCCTTTCCGGTCCCGACCGCTCGGTCGTGCTGGAGACCGCGCGCACCCAGCTTGAAAGCTATCTGGCAAACACGCGCCGTCTGGGCCGCGACATCACTCGCGCCGGGATCATTGCGGCGCTGTTCCCCGAAGGCGTCCACAACATCGCGCTCTCGTCTCCAGCGGCGGACATCGTCCTCACCCGGCAGGAAGCGCAGTATTGCACCGGCATCGAGCTGATCGACGCGGGAGTGGGCGAGTGAACAGCCTTCTCCCACCGAACGCAACCGAGTTGGAACGGGCGCTGGAGCTGCTGCTCGATAGGCGAATCAACGACATCACCACGCCTTTGCGCGATCTGTGGTCGGCGGAGAATTGCCCTGAGAACCTGCTGCCATGGCTCGCCTGGGCACTTTCGGTCGATCAGTGGTCGGCAGACTGGCCCCTCAACGTCCGCCGCGCCCGCGTGGCCTCCGCGATTGCGATCCAGCGCATCAAGGGCACCGCGCAATCTGTCATCGACGTGGTGGCCAGCTTCGGCGGCGACGTGATCGTGCGCGAGTGGTTCCAGTTCGATCCGCCGCGCGAACCCCACACCTTCGACCTAACCGTGACCCTCGGAGGCCAGAGCGCCGGTGCGCCGACCGCTGAGTTCATCGACGCGGTCGTTGCGGAAGTCTTCCGCACCAAGCCGGTACGCAGCCACTTCGATTTCACCGTTGCCCAGTCCGCCCGCGCCCGCATCGGTCTGCGCGCGGCGGGCCGCGCCTGTGTCGCCGCCCGCATCTTCGCCCCCGCCATCTGATCAGCAGGACCGCCCATGGATATCGTCGTCACCAATGCGGGCCGAGCCGCTCTCATCAACGCCGCCAACACCGGCACCGCCGCCGTCATCATCACGCACGTCGGTTTCTCCAACAGCGCGATCGTACCGACCCCGGCGATGACGGCGCTGGCGAGCGAGTTCAAGCGTATCGCCGGTGTGCCGGGCGAGGTGGTTGCGGATGACATCATCCACGTCAACGCGACCGATGCCAGCGCCGACGCCTACGAGCTGCGATCGTTCGCGCTCTATCTTGCGGACGGCACCCTCTTCGCGCTCTACGGCCAGCCCGCGCCGATTCTGGAAAAGACGGCCTCTTCCATCGCGGCCCTGTCGATCGACGCAGTCTTCGCGGACATCAACGCCGCGCAGATCACGTTCGGTGCCACGAACTTCACGAACCCGCCAGCGACCACGGAGCGGCAGGGCGTCGTTGAGCTGGCCACCCTTGCAGAGGCCAAGGCGGGCCTAGACGCCTTGCGCGCGCTCACCCCCGCTTCCGCGCAGGCGGCCATTCTCGGTTGGCTGCTCGCGCAGGACGGCGCGGGCTCGGCGCTCGACGCAGACCTTCTCGATGGCCAGCACGGCTCCTGGTACGCCGATATTATAGCCCGCCTCGGCTACATCCCTTGGGGGCCGAACAATGACGGTGCAGGCTCGGGGCTAGATGCCGGGCTGCTCGCCGGACAACTGCCGAGCTTCTACACCGATATCATCGCCCGCCTGGGCTTCACCCCGCTCGACAAGGCGGGTGGCACGATGGCCGGGCCGCTCACGCTTGCCGCCAACCCGACCGCCGCCCTCGGCGCGGCTACCAAGCAGTATGTGGATGGACTGCTGACCGCTGCCGCCCTGCTGGCGAAGCTATTGACGGTGGACGGGTCCGGCTCGGGTTTGGATGCGGACCTGCTCGACGGTGTTGATGGCAGCAATTACGCCCGCAAGGACCTAGCCAGCGAAATCTTTGCGGGCGGGATCGGTGCCGCCACCCTGTGGTCACGTGGGAACGCGGCGGTGGATGGTCTGCTCGCTGCTGCGAACTTGGAAGTGAAGACGGGGGACGTCTATATCTCCCGCACCACTGATGGTTGGGGCTACGTGATCCGCCCCAACATTGCCGGTTTCAAAAAGCTGCAGTTCGCCTGCCAAGGCGCCGCCACGCTGGAAAACGTGGAGATCAACACCGTTGAACTAACCCAGATGGGCCAGCGCATCTGGTCGGCCCTCAGCGACGGTTCCGGAAGCGGACTTGATGCGGACATGGTCGATGGCTTCCATGCCTCCCAGCTCGCGAAATACACGGATTTCACCTTGGCGCTGTCTGGACCTGGCGGATGGATACGCTTGTCCAACGGCTTCATATTGCAATGGGGCTGGAACGCCGCATTCACCAATCGCGCCAACAACACTGTCACATTTCCGACAACCTTCCCCAACGGCGTGTTTGCCATGTGGGGCGGCATGGGAACTGACACCTCCCTGACCGAGAACCGGATCGGCATCGGCGCAGGCGCCATCAGCAACAGTCAGGGCCGAATAGCCATCGCGGCGACCGCTTCGGGAACGATCGGTGCCTACTGGTTTGCGCTCGGATATTAAGGAAAATCGATGATCTTCTATTCTGCCACTGCGGGCGGTTTCTTCGACGACGGTATCCATAGCGCAGCCCAGATCCCGGCCGATGCCGTGCCGATCGATGGCGAAACCCACACGGCGCTTTTGCGGCAGCAATCCGAAGGGAAGTGTATCGTCCCCGGCCCGGATGGAGCGCCGATTGCGACGGACCAGCCCCTGCCGCCGAATGACGTACTGGCCGGGAACATGCGCGCCGATCGCAACCGGCTGCTGACCGACTGCGACTGGACCCAAGTTTCGGACGCCCCGGTCACCGACGAACAGCGCGCCGCCTGGTGCATCTATCGTCAGGCGCTCCGCGACCTTCCCGAAACCACTGCCGACCTTGCCGCCGTCGTGTGGCCGGTCGCACCTGCCTGAAAGGCCATTGCATGACCGAACTGACCACCGAGATCGGCGCATTCGACAAGGATAAGCGCGTCGTTTCCGTCACCTTCACCAGCGGCGAAATCGTCCACACGCGCGACGTGAATGCAGTCTTGGACGCCGATGGCGCCTATGACGTGGCGGGAACCGAGGCGCGTGTTGAGGAAGTCGCGCGCGGCGTCGCCTACAAGTTCGAGCTGGGCGTCATCGTGGCGCAGCCGCCCGAGCCGGAAGCCCCGGCCGACGAACCGTCGGAGGAGTGATGCGCCCCTTCGACCACCTTCCCGACGGCCTCAAGCACCTGTTCGATGCCACTTCCGTGATCACTCTGCTGGGGGCCCTAGCCAGCATGCTGCCCGCCGTCGCGACTATCCTGACCATCCTGTGGACCACGATCCGCATCTACGAAACCGAGACCGTCCAGCGGCTCGTAAAGCGCAAGGAACCGGAATCATGATCGACCGCCTGAAGGCGCGCCTGGTCGCGGATGCCCGCGACTGGTGGCGCTGGTCCAGCGTGCGCTTTGCCCTCCTGGGCGGTGCCATCACCAGCTGGGCCGCCAGCGACCCCAAGGGCTTCGCCCAGGTTGTGAACCTCCTGCCCCATTGGGCTCAGCCGCTGGTCGGCGTCGTCATGGCGGTGACCGCGATCGCGCTGCGCCTCACCACGAAGAAGGATGCCTGACATGGCCGATACGAAGAAGCTCGTTGCCCTCGTTGGCGCCGGTGCGGCGGCGATCATGGTGCCGCTGGTCGGCGCGTGGGAGGGCAAGGAAAACGATCCCTACTTCGATATCGTCGGCGTCCAGACCGTTTGCTACGGCGAGACGCGGGTGAAGATGCGGCGCTACTCCGATGCGGAGTGCGAAACCATGCTGGCCGATGCCCTGGCCGACTTCGCCGCGCCGGTGCTCAAGCGGAATCCGGAACTGAAAGGCCGCGATGCCCAGCTCGCCGCCGCGACCAGCCTTGCCTACAACATCGGCCCGCAGGCCTATGCCCGATCGACCGTGGCCAAGCGTTTCAGCGCCCGCGACTGGCGTGGCGCCTGCGACGCGTTCCTCATGTGGAACCGCGCCGGTGGGAAGCCGGTGCAGGGCCTCACCAACCGCCGCCGTGCCGAGCGCACCATCTGCCTGCGGGGGCTGTGATGAGCCTGATGCTTTACCGGGCGTCCCGGAACTTGGTGGAGATCCTTCTCGACATTCTCCACCGATACCCATGGCAGTGCGCCCTTTGCTTCGCACTCGGCCTCGCCTGGTGGCAGTGCGACCGGGCGGAACAGTGGCAGGTGCACTCGCAAGTCGAGGCCGCGAACCACCGTCAGACCAAGGAAAACTACCGCGCCGCCACGGCCGAGGCGAAAGCCAAGGCCGTGGCGGCGCGCCTCGAAACCGAGCGGCGCTTCGCCGCCCTTGCCAAGGATGCCGACGATGCGAACGAAAATGTTGACCGCTGGCGCGCTGCTGCTCGCCGCTATGCCGATGCTGGGGGCCTGCTCATCCACGCGGGAACGGGCGCTGGCGGTACAGGCAGCGGAGCCGGAACCTCCGGCGCGGATCGTGCTCCCTCGGGCGATGACGGACCCGGTCAAGCTCCCGTCGTTCTCAGCCGCGCAGACTTCGACACCCTGACCGTCAACACGGATCGCCTGCTCCGGCTCCACGATCTCGGCCAGCAATGGATCGCATCGGGGCTTGCGGTACCAGCGGAGCAGGGGCCGTGAAGGAAGAGGAAGACATCCCGGCAGACCTGTCGGAACTGATCCGCCTGGGCACGATAGCTTCGGTCGATCTCGCCGCCCGTCGCTGCACCGTCCTCTACGGAGACGAGGATGACGAAGATGGCGGCGCCACCACGCCGCCGATCCGCTGGTTTGCCCCGCGCGCCGGGGATACGCGGGTCTACAGCCCGCCCAGTGTCGGGGAGCAGGTCATGCTGCTGTGCCCGGACGGCCAACTCGCCGCAGCGGTCGCGCTGCTGGGTATCGAGAGCGACCAGTTCCCGCTGCCGGGCAATGGCCTTGCCGAGGTGACCGAGTACAAGGACGGCGCCCGCATCGGCTATGATCCCGAAACCCATGCCCTGATCGCTATCCTCCCCGGCGGCGCGACGGCCTTGATCGAGGCGACCGGAGGACTGACGATCAAGGGCGACGTGACGATCGAGGGCAAGCTCACCGCCTCCGACGATGTCCTCGCGGGCAGTGTCAGCCTGAAGAACCACAAGCACGGACTTGTCCAGGCGGGAACCGCACAGAGCGGGGTGCCAATCTGAAAATCATACGCCGAAGTGCCTATGGAAGAAACGCGCGATCTCCAGCCTTGCGCTGTATCTGTTTTTCATCAGCGGGCCCCACCCATTCGCCCGCTTCCAAGCGACGGAGAAGATCCCACGGCCCTTCGTTCAATGGATCTCGACCGCTATCTGTATGCATCCGGACCGCGGGGCTCTCGGTGCTTCGCTTATAGTCGAGCTTTTGCTGATCACTCAGTAGATCGTACATCTCGGAAATAGGTGTGCTCGGGCCGACAACTTCGTCCCATTCCCTATCGGCTTTCGCTATCTCATCTGGTCCATATGGCGGCCGGTGTAGGTAGTGGACACGCAGCATGATGCGTGCTCCCTCCCTCGCTTGGGTTTCGCGTTTCGTTACGCGGCCCCACGTGTCGCAGACCTGATGCTCATTTGCATTTTTTGCCATGCCAGATCGTACCGGCAAATTTCGAACCTCGGAAGGCCGTTCTGACATGCCGGTAACGCTCTCGATTACCGGGCTAGCCGCTGGCCTTTAGGCCACCATTCCGGCTTGGGTTCATCCATGAACGGAATGGACGCCACCACGGGAAAAGCGATCGACGGGCTTGAGCACCTTCGCCAGTCGGTCGCGCGCATCCTGACCACTCCGCTCAACCGGCGACCCATGCGCCGCGAGTTCGGCTCGCAGCTCTTCGAACTGATCGACCGGCCTGCGAACGCCGCCAATGTCATGCTCATGCGCGCGGCCGCCGCCCTCGCGCTCAAGCGCTGGGAGCCCCGGATTGCCGTTGGCAAGATCGGCGTTTCCGGCGCCTTCGCAGACGGCACCCTTACGATCTCCATCGCCGGTCGCCGCACCGATGTCCCCGCGCAGAACGCGCAGGTCACCCTCTCCATCCACTACACCCGCTGAGGATCCGATCATGCCGCACGGCCTTACCCTTACCGAATCCGCCGACAGCGGCGTTTCCGCCTCGACCGCCAGCATGGCCGTCATCGGCCTCATCGCCACCAGCGAAGCGGGCGTGGGTGATGTCGCGGCCGAGATCGATGCGGCCTTCCCGCTCAACACCCCCGTCCTGGTCACCAGCGTCGACATCGCATCGGGCAAGGCGGGCAAGCTCGGCACCCTAAAGAAGGCGCTGGAAGCTATCGGCGATCAGTGCAGCCCGATCGTCGTCGTCGTTCGCGTGAAGGAAGGCGACACCACGGCGGAGACCGACGCCAACGTGATCGGCGCCACCGACGGCAGCACCTACACCGGCCTGCAGGCGCTGCTCGCTGCCGAAAGCCTGCTGTCCGTTCGCCCGCGCATCATTGGCGCCCCCGGCCTCGATACGCAGGCCGTGACCACCGAGCTGGTCATCACGGCCAAGAAGCTGCGCGGCTTCGCCTATGCCCGCGCGATCGGGGAGACCATCACCGCCGCCACCACCTATCGCGATCTGTTCGGCGCCCGCGAGCTGATGCTGCTGTGGCCTGACACCAACGACTGGACCGGCGATGCCGTCGCCCGCGCCCTCGGCCTGCGCGCCCACATCGACGAGGAGATCGGGTGGCACAAGACGCTGTCGAACATCCCGATGGACGGCGTGCTGTCGATCACCAAGGACGTGCATTTCGACCTGCTGGACGGATCGACCGACGCCGGGGTGCTCAACGACGCGCAAGTGACTACGCTGATCCAGTCGGACGGCTTCCGGTTCTGGGGCAACCGCACCACGGCGGGCGAGGATCAGCCGGACTTCTCGTTCGAGAGCGCCGTGCGCACCAGCTACGCGCTCCAGGACATCATCGCGGTCACCATCAAGCCGTTCATCGATCACCCGATGACCGTCGGCCAGGTCAAGAACTTCCTCGAAAAGATCAACAAGGCCTTCAAGGCCGTTGTCACCGCCGGGCGCGCAATGGGCGCCGAGTGCTTCTTCGACAAGGACGCCAACACCTCGGCCCAGCTCGCCGCCGGAAAGCCCAACTTCCGCATCCGCTACACCCCCTGCGCGCCGATGGAGAACCCCAACGTCGACCTGCAGATCACCGATTTCTATTACTCGGACTTCGCCGCGAAGCTGGTCTGAGCCTGTCCCCTCACTGAAAGGATCCGGCCATGGGCGTGCCGCGCAAGCTCGTAAACTGCAATGCCTACGTCGAAGGCGAAAGCTACCTCGGCGTCATCTCGGAATTCGAACAGCCCAAGCTCGCCATCGCCACGGAGGATTATCGAGGCGGCGGCATGCTCGGCACCGTGAAGCTGGACAATGGTCTGGAAGCCATGGAGGCAACGTTGACCATGGGCGGCCATGAGGTTTCCCTGATCCGGCTGTTCGGCACCACGGCGCTGGACGGCGTGTCCCTGCGCCTGGTCAGCGCCTATCGCGCGGACAACGGCAGCGCCGCCCAGGCCGTCGAGATCTACATCAACGGCCGGTTCAATGAGATCGACGAAGGCAAGGGGAAGCCGGGCGATAACACCGAGCACAAGTACACCGTGCAGGTCGCCTACTACCGCCGCGTGGTCGACGGCCTCGTCGAAATCGAGATCGACGTCCCCAACGGCATCTTCATCGTGAACGGCTTCGATCGCTACGCCGAAATCATGGCGATCCTCACCGGCTGATCCCTTCCATCCATATCCACCGGACGGTCCTGTTGCGGGGCGCCGTTCTGGTGGTGGGCCGGGGAGGATCGGCAATCTCCTCTCCCCCTCTCCGGCCTTCCCCGCCCCGCTGACCAGGAGCCCCGCACATGGCAGACCAGACCGATACCCTACCCGCCGCCGATACCAACAACCGCTTCGCCACGGTAACGCTGGAATACCCGATCATGCGCGGCGAGACGCGGATCGAGAGCCTCACCGTGAAGAAGCCGCTCGGCGGCGAACTGCGCGGACTGACGCTCCAGGACCTGCTGACCACCGACGTCTCCGCTCTGCTCAAGGTGATCCCGCGCATCACCAACCCGCCGCTCACCCAGCCCGAGGCAGACGCCCTTGAGGCGGAGGATCTGGCGGAGATCGGCGGAACCATTCGCGGTTTTTTCACCACGAAGGCGGAGCGCGCGGCGATCGCGGCACTGATCGCGGAACATACGCCGAAGACCTGATCGCGCAGATCGCCGCGATCTTCCACTGGCCGCTCAGCGAGCTGGCCGCCCTGACCATCGACGAACTGATGGATTGGCGTGAGCGCGCGGTGGAGACCTGGAACATGCTCCACGGCCCCAAGGACGACGAATGAGCAACAAGCTCTCCCTGATCGTGAACTTCCTCGGCGTCGACAAGATGTCGGGAGCGCTGCGCAACATCGTCGGCCTCGGCACGAAGGGCTCGAATTCGATTCGAGCCCTTACCGGCGAATCGCGCAAGCTGGAGCGAGAACTGGCCAAGGTCCGCCGCGAACTGTCCACTAGCACCGGCAACATCACCGAACTGGCGAACCGGGAGCGCGAGCTGGCACGGCAGCTCGCGGGCACCAACGAGCAGCTTCGCCGCCAGCGCGATCTCGCCAGGGTAAACGCCGATCGCATGGCCATGCTCGGCAAGGCGTCGGAGTTCCGCTCGAAGGGCGTCGAAAACATCTTCGCAGGCGCGGCCATGTCCCTGCCGCTGGTCACCGCCACCAAGCAGGCCATGACCTTCGAAGCCGCCATGGCCGACGTGCGCAAGGTGGTGGACTTCCCCACTCCCAAGGCGTTCGCGCAGATGTCGGACGACGTGCTGGCGCTCAGCACCCGCATCCCCATGGCCTCCGAGGGCATCGCCGCGATCGTCGCCGCCGCAGGCCGCGCGCACATTCCGCGCCAGGAGCTGCTCGGGTTCGCCGAGGATGCTGCGAAGATGGGCGTGGCCTTCGACATGACCGGCGACGAGGCCGGTGCCATGATGGCGAAATGGCGCACCGCCTTCACCATGGGGCAGGGCGACGTCACCAAGCTGGCGAACCAGATCAACGCCCTGACCAACTCCTACGGCGGCACGGCCGTAGAGGTGTCGGGCATCGTCACCCGCATTGGCGCCCTCGGCAAAGTGGCGGGCGTCAGCGCGCCCCAGGTCGCCGCGATGGCGCAGCTCCTCAACAGCGTAGGCGTGGAAGAGGAAGTCGCGGCCACGGGCATCAAGAACATGATGCTGGCCATGACCAAGGGCGACGCGGCCACGAAGAGCCAGGCCGAAGCGTTCAAGGCCTTGGGCATCAACACCACCACGCTGGCAAAGCGCATGCAGACGGACGCAGGCGGCGCGATCACCGACGTGCTCGGCCGCCTGTCGAAGCTGCCGAAGGCGCAACAGGCCGGTGTGCTGACCCAGATCTTCGGTTCCGAATCCGTGAGCGCGATTGCGCCGATGCTGACCAACCTCGACAAGCTCCAGAACAACCTGAAGCTGGTCGGGGACAAGGCGCAGTACGCCGGGTCCATGGAAGCCGAGTATCTCTCCGCCATCGCCACGACCGAGGGCGCGACTGGGCTCGCCATGAACGCGCTCAAGGCGCTCAACATCACGATGGGCCAGCAGCTTCTCCCCACGGTCACGTCGGCGTCGAAACAGATCGTGACGATCGCCAACAGCGTCCGCGCCTGGAGCAAGGAACATCCGCAGCTGTCGTCCGGCATCGTCACGGTGCTGACTAGCCTGGTCACCTTGCGCGTCGGGCTAGGCGTCACCCAGCTCGCGTTCGGCGCGCTCCTCGGCCCCTTCGCCCGCATCCTGCCCTATTTCCGCAGGGTAGAGGGCATTTCGATGTTCGGCCGGCACCTTGGCGTCTTCGCCCGTATCGCGATCCAGACGGGCGGCATGGCAGTCCGGGCCTTCGGCCTCATCCGAACGGCCACCATGTTCCTCGCTCAAGGGTTCCTGCGCGCGGGCCTGATGATGATGGCGAACCCGATCGTCCTGGCCATCACGCTCGCTATAGCGGTGCTCGCCGGTGCCGCGTACCTAGTCTACACCCACTGGGGGACGATCAGTGGAGCGTTCACCAAGGGCGTCGCTTGGGTGAAGTCCGCGATATCCGGCCTTCCTGACTGGCTGAAATCGCTCGGCTCCATGATGATGCAGGGCCTGCTCATGGCCATCAATCCCATGGCGCTGGCATGGAAGCTGGTCGATTTGGCGAAGAACGGCGTATCGGCCTTCAAGAAGTACTTCGGCATCAAGTCCCCGTCGCGCCTGTTCATGACGATGGGCGGGCATCTGAACGCGGGGCTTGAGCGGGGTATCGACCGGACCAGTCAGGCTCCGATGCGCGCGATCGGGCGCATGGCCACGGGCGTTGCCGCTGCGGGTGCGCTGTCCCTCACGCCCATGGTCGCGGCGGCCGGGCCGCGCGCAGGCGGGCCGCTCAACCTCACGCCGATCCAGCCTGCCGCCGCTTCCAGGCGCGCCCAGCCCGTGCAGCAGGCGGGCGACACCTACCATATCTCGATCCAGCAGCTTCCCGGCGAGGATACGGACGCGCTGGTCCGCCGCATCCTGGACGAGATCAAACGCGACAAGGCCATCCGGGGCCGCCGCGAGTACAAGGACCGCTGATGGCGTCTGCCCCGTTTCTTTCGCCCGCCAGCCTCATGACGCTGGGCATGTTCCTGTTCGGCGTGGACACCGTGCCCTACTCCGATTTCTCCCGCAGTCAGGCTTGGCGGCATGAGGGGGCAGACCGGCATATGGCGCGCCCGGCCACGCAGTTCGTCGGCCCCGGCGAGGATACCGTGACGATCGGCGGCCTCCTCGTGCCCGAGATCGCGGGCACCTACAGCGCGATCGACCTCCTGATCGAGATGGCGGACACCGGCGACAACTGGCCCTTGGTGGACGGCACCGGCCGGGTGCTGGGGCATTACCGTATCGACCAGCTCGACACGACCCACCGCACGGTCATGGCCGGGGGCATCCCGCGCGCTCTGGACTTCCAGATCAAGCTCACGCGGGTGGACTGAGATGACGGCGGCAAACATCGCGGGCGTTCGCCTGATGCTGGACGGCGTCGATCTGGCCGAGAAGATCAATCCGCGGTTCCTGGACATCTCGCTCAGCGAAAAGCGCGGCGGGGAAGCCGACGAGCTATCCCTCACCCTGCAGAATGCCGACGGCAAGCTGGAAATTCCGGAGCCCGGCAAGGTGCTCTCCCTCGCGCTGGGCTGGCTGTCCGGCGCCGACGTGGAGGTCGGCCTGGTCGATCGCGGGCGGTTCACCGTGGATGAGGTCGAAGCGACCGGCCCTTCCGACCAGATCCAGATCCGCGCGCGCTCGGCCGATCTGAACGGCGACTATCGCAAGCGCCGCACCCAGTCCTGGAAGAACACCACGCTGGGAAGCGTCCTTCGCCAGATTGCGGGCCGCAACGGCATCACCGCGCAGGTTCACCCGACATTGGCGGGCAAGGCCATCGCGGCGATCGACCAGCACGGCAAGAGCGACATGGTCTTCGTGAAGGATCTCGGCAGCCGGTATGACGCCGTGGCAACCTGGAAGAACCGTAAACTGCTGTTCATGCCGGTGGGTAGCACGACCACCGCGAGTGGAAAGGCGATCCCGACGGTCACGCTGACGCGGCGCGACGGTTGGTCCTGGCGCTTCACCCGAACGCAGCGGGACGATTACGACGGCGTGGAGGCCAGCTGGCATGACCAGGACAGCGGCAAGAAGAAGAAGGTTTCGACCGGCGGCGACAAGCGGAAGCGCCTGAAGCGTACCTTCACCAGCGAGGCCGAGGCGCAGCAGGCCGCCAAGGCAGAGGCCGCGAAGCGCAAGCGCGGATCGTTCCAGTTCGAATACGAGCTGGCGATTGCCAATATGCGGCTCCAGCCCAATCAACGAGTGACGCTCATGGGCTGGAACTCGAAAATCGACGAGATTCAATGGCTCATCTCGTCGATCGAAACGACTAATGGAGCCAGTGGTCTCAGGCAGCGGCTAACATTGGAGAGCGCCTAAACGTTAGTCCCAGAGTTGTGTTGTCTCGAGAGTAGGTGTTGCCGACTTTTTCTCAGGAGCCTGGCAGGCCGACAATTTCTTGTCGAATTCCTTGATCAGCCCGGCGCGAGCGGGAGCGGGCATGGACGGCCCATATTTCCCAACATCACGGCCAGCCTTCATGGCCGCAATGCAAGCTTCGGGAGTTCCGCCGCTGCCAAAGAGATCGACCTTGGTGGTGGAGGTATCACAGGCGATAACTGCGTCCCGCACATTTCCGTGCACAGCGGTAGCACATGCGTCGATATTGGCGGCTCCTGCAGCCAGAAAAATAAATGGTAGCAAATTATCCCCCTTTTCAATCGTCCGGCCAGATTTCGTCCGGATAGAAGTCGCTCTCAGCATCCACACCTTCGGTGTCCGGCAGTTCGGCACTCGCCGCGATCATCGCTGGCGTCAGCGCGGGATCCTCGCCGTCGAATGACATGCGGATCCATGCGCCGAACTCGGTGGATTTCTGAAAGACTGCGCGCCAATCCCTGCCTTCGCGGATGACGTCGCCAATGCGCTGCGCGCGGACGGCGATGACGTAGCCCATCTGCATATCGTTGCCGTTGAAGACAGCGATGGCGTAAGGGTCGACCGGGTTTGTCGGCTCCAAACGAAGGTAAACCGGTTCGCCTGGGGCGCAGAGACTGATCGCAAATCGGCGGTTTGATCCATCCGCATTCGGGTGCTGCACCCCTACGACGGCCACAGAGACATCCGGCAGATACCCGACTGGATCGTGCATTTAGACTGCGCGCATCACCGCGATAACCCGGCCGACAATGTGAAGATCGGCGTCGGTTGCGATTTCATCGCGGATCAAGTGGTTGTCGGAGCTGATCTTGACCGTTCCGTCGGGGAGGTAGCGCAGCCGCTTGATCATCCCCATCCCAGCGTAAACGATAGCCCAGATCTTATCACCCATGTCAGGTGTGCGTTGGGACCTGTCGATGATCACGACATCCCGATCGTGGATCGTCGGCATCATCGAATCACCGTATCCCTGCGTCGAAAACAGCAGATTAGGTGGAGTGCTGGTAAACACGCGCAGCCATGCACGTGAGAAGCGCGCCTTCTCGACGCGAACGTTATCGCTGTCCAGGAACGTCCCACCCATCCCATAGGCGAGATCAATCCAATCGATTTCGACTTCGTCGGGATTCGGCTCAACCGGTGCGACAATCATTGCACTCCCCGGTGCCGGTGCCGGATCGTCGATCTCGCCGGTTAAGAACTCGGCCGTCGTGCCCAGTTCACGGGCGATTTTGTGGAGGTTTCGCGACCCCGCCGCCTCGCCTTTCACCAGTTTCCATATCGACTGGGTGCTCACGCCAACTCGGCGCGCGAGTTCGGCCTGAGACCAGCCTTTTTCGTCCAGCAATGCGCTGATGCGGTCCCCTAAACTCATGGCGGACACATACAACTTTGGTTGCAGGAAAGCGCATGACTTTTTGTTGTTGACCTCTTTAACCAAGGTTGCCATATCATCACCCATGGTTGAAGACATGACACCCTTCGAAGCCCTTGAGCTGGCCGTCGATCTCGCTGGATCGCAATCTGCCCTTGCTCGGATTTGCTGCATTTCGCCCACGGCGGTTTGGAAGTGGGTTCAAAGCTCGAAGCGTGTCCCTGCCGAATTCGTTCTGATGGTCGAGAACGCGACCGGCGTTCCCCGCTATTTTCTTCGTCCCGATATCTACCCTCGTGATCTTCCCGCCGCCCCCCGCTGGCACGGCATCGACCAATGCGTCCCTGTCCGCTTTCGTGGCGTAGACCGGCGGTCCGACCGCGTCTCTTTCAAAAACAACGATAATTCGAAGGCCGCACGGGCATGACCAAGCGTCGCGAACCACTCACCTACCAGCACACATTAACTAAGGTTGCAGCCCTTATCGGGTGGGACAACTGCGCGGCGCATTGCGGCGTGACCGAGCGCAGCGTCCGCAACTGGTCGGACCACGACTGCGAGAGCGAGATCCGCATGATCGACGCCGAGCGCCTGGACAAGGCGTTCCTCGGCGCGGGCGGCGATCACGCCCCGTTCCATCGCCTGTTCGGTCTGCGGATCGAGGTTGCCGCCCGCGAGGCGATGGCGCGCGGGCTGGCCTGTGTCGCCCAGTCGACGGCGAAGGAGTCCGGCGAGGCCGTGGCCGCCCTGATCGAGGCGGGCATGAACGCCGGTTGCCCGGACACGCGCCGGAAGGCCCGCAAGGAAGTCGAGGAAGCGATCGGCAGTCTCAAGGATGGGCTGGCCGCGCTGGAAAGAGCTGAGCAGGGGGACGTAGAATGAGCGGCGAAGGCCTGTTGCGGGGAGCCCCGCTGATCGAAGCACCGTTGCACTTCCGGCTCCGCTCCGGCGGCGCACCGGCCAAGGATAGCGCCCTGGTCATCTGCCCGAAGTGCGAGGCCCCGGCCTACATTCGCCGCAGCGTTCGCGTGACCGCCACGGTGAAGCACATCCATTGCCACTGCACCAACACCGGCTGCGGGCACACCTTCCTGTCGGAGATCAACTTCCTCCACAGCTTCAACCCCGGCCTGATCGACCGGCCGGACCTCCAGTTGAAGCAGTGCCCGAGGGAGGAAATCCCGCAGGTCATGCCGCCCCGCAAGGACGGCGCGGACGATCATGACCAGCTGAGCATGTTCGGCGCCGCCTGACCGGCGGCTCGCCCGGCCCACTCACCACAACACCTGAATTTTTCACGGCCGCGCTCCGGCCGAGGGGGAAGCTTTGTCCATTTTCCGCACCAGCAGCCGCCAGCAAGGCAAGACACAGGAGCAGGTCGTCACCTTGCTCGCCTGCCTCGACATATACGGCGACGCCTATACGCAGCTCTGCCTGGAGATCGCCACGGCGGCCGAGGCTGGCCGCATCCACTGCGATACCGCTCGACACCTCGTCTCCCTGTTGACCGAAGCGCCCCGGCGCAGCGCCATCCTCATGCGGGATGCTGCCCGGTGAATCTCGAAGCTCAAATCCTCAAGGGCCTCCAGGCCCAATTCCAGTTTCGCAAGACCAAGGGACGCTGGTTGCAGGAGGGCAAGTGCCCGGACTGCGGCAGGCTAGAGGCATACTGCGCATCGGAAGACCCTAAGATCGTCCAGTGCGGTCGCCGCGAGAAGTGCGGATGGGAAGACAGCGTTCGCAACCTGCTGCCGGACCTCTTTGAGGACTGGTCCAAGCGATTTCCGCCGACCGAAGAAAACCCGAACGCCGCGGCTGACGCCTACCTGTCACACGAGCGCGGCCTCGATATGCGTCTTCTGCGCGGCTCCTACACGCAGGAGCTTTACCGCTGCCACAAGACCGGCGCGACCGGGGCCACCGTCCGCTTCAAAGTGGGCGATACGACGTGGGAACGCATCATCGATCGGCCCGGCCGGTTCGAAAAGAAGGCTCATTTCCGGGCGGGTGGAAGCTGGAATGGGCACTGCTGGGTGCCTCCCCGCTTGACGGTGGAAGAGCTGGCCGCCGGGGCCGACATCTGGATTACCGAAGGCATCTTTGATGCCGTGGCCCTGTGCCAGGTTGATCGGCCCGCTGTATCGGCGATGTCGGTCAACGTCTGGCCCGCTCACTTCCTCGACGAGATCCGCGCCGCCTGCGAGGCCAAGAAGCGCCGCGATCGTCCCCGCCTGATCTTTGCCTTCGACGTTGGGAACGCTGGCGTCGCGTACACTCGCAAATTCGTGGCCCGGGCGCGCAAGGAAGGCTGGGAAGCCACCGCCGCACAGGTTCGTCCCGATGGCGAGGGCACAAAGCTCGACTGGAACGACCTGCTGCTGCGCCATGTCGATTGGAAGGATGAGGGCCGCAAGGCTCCGCTCTCCGACGAGATGATCGCCGAGTATCTCTGGAACGGCGAAGTCACGCTTGCGAAGACCGCGCGCGACAAGGCGAAACTGATCCATGAGCACAAGGCGCTCGGTTCGTTCGACTTCCGCCACGACAACCGGCTGTGGTGGTGCAAGATCCGCTACGACGATGACAACAAGCCGCAGCGCGACGTAGACGAGATCGCCAACTGCGCCTTCCGTCTCCTCTACCGCGAACGCGACGAGATCGCGGACGAGACCAACTACTTCCTCCAGATCGATTTCCCCGGCTCGCAGCCGACGGTGAAGGCGCGCTTCTCGGCGTCGGCCTGCGCCAACTCGGGCGAGTTCAAGAAGCGCCTCATGGCTTTCGCCGGGATGTGGAGCGGCACCGGCGAGCAGCTCGACCGGCTGATGCGCAACCAGACCCGCGCCCTCAAGGTTGTCGAGCCGATACCCTTCACCGGGTACTCCGCGCCCCACCGCGCATGGCTGCTCGGCGACATGGCCGTGCGTGATGGCCGCGTGGTCGAGATCAACCGCGAGAACTACTTCGATTTCGGCAAGCAGGCGGTGAAGCTGCGCAGCGCCGAGCGCATGCTGGATATCCAGTACGAGGCGGAGAAGATCAGCTTCGATTGGGTGCCGGTGCTCTGGACGGCATTCGGCCCCAAGGGGCTCGCCGCGCTGGCCTTCTTCACGATGTCGTTCTTCGCGGTGCAGATCCGCGAGAAGCACAAATCGCTGGGCTTCCTCGAAATCACCGGCCTGCCGGGCTCTGGTAAGTCCACCCTCGTCGAATTCCTCTGGAAGATCGCCGGACGCGCTGGATACGAAGGCTTCGACCCGAACAAGGGCACCACGGCGTTCCTCGCTCGCAGCCTGATGAAGGTCGCCAACCTGCCGGTCGGCCTGATCGAGGGCGGCCGCGATGACGATAAGCGCAGCGGCTACAAGCAGTTCGACTACAACGAGCTGCTGGTCCTCTACAACGGACGCTCGCCGCGCGGCACCGGCCAGAAGAGCGGCGGCTTCGAAACCTCCGAGCCCCCGTTCCTCGGCTCGATCTACCTCATGCAGAATGAGCGGATCGACGCGATCCCGGCCGTTCTCGAACGCCTCATGTCCATGGACATCGACAAGTCCCGCTGGTCGCCCGCTACCAAGAGCGCGGCGGTCAAGCTGGAAGGCTGGGCCATGGAGGAAGCCTCGGGCACGATCGTCCACGTCATCCGCAACGCCAAGTACCTGCCGTACTTCTTCGAGCGCTTCGCCCATCACGACCAGGACATGCCGAAGCGGGTAGACGGCCTGGTCAACACCCGCCCGATCAAGTGCCACAGCCAGCTTGCCGCCGGTGTCGAGGCGCTGGCTCTCCTCTTCCCGAATATCCAGCGTGAGTGGATCGACGAGACCCTGCAGATGGTCGATGCGATGGCGCTCGACCGGCAGAACTCCTGCGGCGGGGACCACCCGACCGTCTCCGACTTCTGGGACAAGGTGCAATACCTGCTGGAGCGGGAAAAGCCGGACGACCACGCCGAGGGCAAGTCGGTCAACCAGCACCGCGACCGCGAAAAGCAGATCGCGATCAACCTCGTCGATTTCGAGGCGCGCTGCCACACCGCCGGGGTCAAACCGCCGAACATGGACCAGCTCAAGAAGCTGCTCCGCAATTCAAAGTCCCGGAAGTGGACGGCGACGAAGAACGTCAACAACCCGGCGGGCAAGGTCCTGTCCTGCTGGATCTTCGATCTGCCCAAGAAGGCGGAGCGGATCATATGACCCGGCGCCCCTTCATCGACGGCCCGACCCGCATCTGGCGCGGCATCGAGGCGCAGGATCCTCCCTGGGCGGCCAGCGACCATCCCGACCTGCTGGCCATGGCCGAAAGCATGCTCGCCGCGCGCGAGAAGCGCTTCCCCGCGCTGGTTCGCGCCGGGAAGATGTCTCAGGCCGATGCCGACGCCGAATTGGCCACGTTCGCAGCGATCGCCGCCGATTGGCGGTGGATCGTGAAGGGTGAGGGTGAGCGGGCTCCGCTCTGGACGCTCGCCGCCCGGCAGGCCGCGCTTGATGCCAGCCTCGATACGATCGTCGAGATCGTGGACGAGAACGGCGGCGGCTTCACGCCCGACCTCGCCCTGCAGACGCAGCGCGTCATCGCCATGCGCTGGCACCTCGAACCACAGCGCCAGACCCATGCGGCCGCAGCCGCCACGCACCGCCTCGCGGCTGCGGTCGCCGCCCTTTCCACCACGTCCACCATCCCGGCCGAGGAGCACCCGGCCGCCCTCAGGAGTGCTGCCTGATGTCCATTCACTCGTCTGCCTGCACCTGCGCCCGCTGTGCGCCGCGCCACCCCGCCGTGCGCCGCCTGTCTCTCGGGATGTCCATCACCCTGCACGTGGCCGTCGCCGCGATCGGCGGGATGGGCCTGCTCGCCATGGCCATCGGTGTCGCCGCCAAGTTCGCCTGGCGCGGCCTGTGATCCCCCGGAGACCCGACATGCGCTTGAAAACCATCGCTCTCGCCCAGCGTCCCGCCGCTCTCCCGATGCCCTTCGAGTTCGAATGCAGCGCCTGCGGCGCGGTCGAACGCCGCTGCGTCCCGTCACTGCCGGAAGGCTGGGGCACCGAGGTCATTGGCGACATGATCCACGCCTACTGCGTCGACGACGCCCAGGACCTGCCTCGGGGTTCGGTCCAGTGAGCCCGCGCAACCGCATCGCGGTACAGGGCTGGAGCTGGGACACCGACCCCGACCCGGCCGCACCGGCAGAGAATGTCCGCCTGCGCCGGACCATCCGCCCGGTCGAGCGCGTCGTTACCCGCGCCTACCTGACCGCAATCGCGATCCTCGGCGCGGCCTGCGCGGTTTCCCAGCTCGTGAAGTGGATCGTCGCATGATGGTCGCTCGCAAGATCCGCCGACAGGCCCGCGATGCCGTGGTCGCCCACCACTTCCACGGCGCCGCCGCGCCCGCCAACCCCCATCGCAAGAGCACCAAGGCCCATGTGCTGTGGGAAATGGGATGCCGCAGCGCTGAGCTGGCCGTGGCCGACCTGATGCGGGTGGGGGCTTGACCATGGAAACACCGCTCCCGCCACTCACCGAGATCCCGGCCGCCGCCCTCGCGGTGCTGGCCGAACGTCAGCGCCAGGTCACCCGCTACGGCCACACCGCCGAAGCGGACGACGCAGCGCCCCGCCAGCACCTGATGCGCCTCGGCCATGTCTTCCTGCTCGATGCGGCCGACCTTCTCAGCCGCCGCCCCGACCGGGCCGAACTCACCCGCGTGCGCCGCAAGGCCGTCCAGGCCGCCGCGCTCTGCCTCGCAGAAATCGAACGCATCGACCGCGAACTCGCGGCCGCCGCCGACTGACCTTTCAACCAGGAGTGCCCCGCAAATGACGCACCAAGCATGCAATTGCCTCTCGGATTTCAACGAGCGGCTCAAAGAACACAACACCAAGATCGACATCACCTTCGTGATCCCGCGTGATGGCCGCCCCATGCGCGATTTTCCCAAGATCGCGACCAGCAAAATCGAAACCCGCAAGCGCGTCGGCCCCGTGATCGCGGTCCCGACATTCTGCCCGTTCTGCGGCCAGCGCTATGAGCCGTTGCCCGCGAAGGCCAAGGCTGACGAATCGGCGAAAGCCGAAGGCGGTGCGGCATGACGCTCCCGACCAAGCCAAGAACCCTGAAAGGCCTGAAATCGCAGGCAACTGAGCTGAAAAAGGAAACTGGCTGCAAGCACGCCAAGGCCCTCGAAATGGTGGCCCGAATTCATGGCTGGAACACCTATGCAGCCGCGAAGCGCGAGCTGGAAGGGCGGGCGGCATGAAGGCTCTCACGGTCTACCAGCCCTGGGCATCGCTGATCGTCACCGGCGCCAAGCCATACGAGTTCCGCAAATGGAGCGCCCCGCGCTCCATCATCGGCCAGCGTATCGTGATCCACGCCGCTTCCCGCGCTGTGGTGCGGAACGAGGCCTGCGGCATCTTCCACGCCATCCGCGCCCGTCACAGCGATGCCGATTCGGCACTCGCGACTGCGCAGACCTGCCTCGTCCCCCGCAAGGCGCTGCCGATCCTCCGCCGCGCCTGGTCGCCCCATCAGACTCCGCTCCCGCTCAGCGCTGGCATCGGCACAGCCATCCTCGGCGAGCCGCGCCCCGCCGCCGAGATCGCAGCGGAATTCGGTGTCGAACACGTCAACGACAGCGATCGCGACGGCGAGGCCCTCTTTGGATGGCCCATGCTGGAGGTTGAACTGTGGGACGAACCCATCCCCGCGCGCGGCAACCAGGGCTTCTGGAACTGGCCCACCCCCTCCCATGTGCTGGGAGAAGCCGCATGAAGCTCGCACCTGTCACCAAAATCCGCGAAGTCCGCCATGCCCACCTGTTCTGCGGCATCGGCGGTGGGGCCATGGGCTTTAACCGCGCCTCGCCGCAGGTCGGCAACACGGTCGCCAAGTTCATCTGTGTCGGCGGCATCGATGTCGATGCCGGTGCGATCGCGAACTTCGACCGCGTGACCGGCGTGAAGGGCACGGTCATGGATCTGTTCGACCGCGAACAGTACATGATGTGGCATGGCCGGGAGCCTGCCAACGATTGGCAGGAAGCGTCGCCCGCCGACATCCGCCGTGCCTTCGGCCCTATCGTGGACGTCGCGTTCCTTTCCGCCCCTTGCAAAGGCTTTTCGGGACTGCTCTCGGCGACCCAGTCGAAAACCGACAAGTACCAGGCGCTTAACCGGCTGACTTTGCGCGGCGTTTGGCTGATGCTGGAGGCCTACAAGGACAGCCCGATCCCCGTGGTGCTCTTCGAAAACGTCCCGAGGATCCTGACGCGCGGCAAATGGCTGCTCGACCAGATCACGGCCCTGTTCCGCGCGTACGGTTACAGCGTGAACCTCGACACCCACGATTGCGGCGTGATCGGCAACCTTGCCCAGAGCCGCAAGCGCGCACTGCTGATCGCCCGTCACATGGAGCGCGTCCCGCCCTTCATCTACCAGCCCCGCGAGCACCGGCTGCGCGGCGTCGGCGAAGTGATCGGCAAGCTGCCGCTTCCCGGTGACCCGATCGCTGGCGCCATGCACCGCGTTCCGTCGCTCCAGTGGAAGACGTGGGTTCGCCTTGCGCTAGTCCCTGCTGGAAAGGACTGGCGCGCGCTCAACGATCTCGCGGTTGCCGACGGCAACCTGCGCGACTTCGGCATCGTCCCCGAATCACCCCTCCGCGAAAATGCGCTGGGCGTGAATGGCTGGGGCGATACTGCCCCGGTCATCACCACCCATCGCGCGCCAGGACAGGGGCGCTTCTCGGTTGCGGATCCCCGCCCCCATGACGATTGGCACAATGAAGCGTTGGGCATTCGCGGATGGGGTGATCCCGCCCGCGTCGTTGCCGGCGCAAGCCGCCCGCATAACGGCGCGCACAGCGTCGCGGATCCCCGTCCAGGCTATGGGAGCAGTACCCATCGCCATGTGCTTGGTGTCAACCAGTGGGAGGGCAAGCCGACGGGGACCATTTCGGGCGACCCGAAGCCTACGACAGGCGCCTATTCGGTCGCTGACCCTCGGCCGCCGATGGGCGCTAACCAGACCTATCAGCAGTATGGCGTCAATAGGTGGGAGGAGAACGTCGGCACGGTCTCGGGCCAGTCGGCGCCGGGCGGTGGCTCTCATTCGATCGCCGATCCGCGTCTGGGTCGGAAGGCCCACTCGAACGTCTACCGCGTGGTGCCATTCGACAGGCCCGCGGTTGCCGTGACCTCTTCGCGGGACGGGGCGGTTGCCGACCCGAGGCCTGAGGGGAAGGGCTACACCACCACGAAGTACAAGGTCACGCCTTTCGACCAGAGCAGCCGGGCCGTGATCGGTGCCAGCACCACAGGCGATGGTGCATTCGCCGTTGCGGACCCGCGCGCCAACTGGGGCAGCAAGCGCGATCACTACCAGACCGGCGGACATTACGGTGTCGTGGATTGGGAGCAGACCGCCTACGCGGTCAGCGGTTCGGCATGCCACGATAATGGGTTCAACTCTGTGGCGGATCCGCGCGAGGCCGTGCTGGATTGTCAGCCGATCATCTTGCCGAAGCCGGACGATCGCCTCGTGTGCCGGATCATCGCCACAGACGGGACTTGGCATCGCCCATTCACGACGCTCGACCTCGCCGCGCTCCAGGCGCTGTTCGATCCGGAGGAGATTTTCTCGCTGGAAGCCACCGAGTTCGGAAACGTCTGGCGCTGCCTGACCCCCTTCGATCTGATCGACGGTAGCGACGTCACCAAGCGGGAGTGGATCGGCAACATGGTCCCCGGTGCTGCCGCGACTGGCATGGCCGAAACCATCGGCGAAACCCTGATCCTGGCGGACATGGGCGAGACCTTTTTCCTCAGCACCCGCGAAATCTGGGCGAAGCCTGGCGCACTGGCCTTGGCGGTCGACAACGACCAGCTCGCCTTCCGCATCGATGGAGACGCGGCATGAAATTCTTTCGTTTCACGGTACTTGGATGCCGTGGCATCCGCATCACCATCAACACGGCGCTGATCCTCGGCGCCACTATCCGACGTCCAACAGGAACCTATAGCCATGACGCCGCCGAAGCTCTCTGAACATCAAAAGCTCATGCTTCGGGCATCCCGCTTCGATCCGCTGGACGGCAACGGCCTTGGCGTTCAGCTCATGAGCGCGCGCAACTGGCGCACCGCCCGTTCGCTGGAAAAGCGCGGCCTCGGGTGGACCCAAGGCGGCCGTCCGAATGGCTCCGAACTCCCCGGCATGTTCTTCGCGAATCACCAGGGCACCGCGATCACGCACCCCGAGGAGCTGGAAGAGTATCTCCAGCGACGGCGGAGGTGACCATGGAGCAGCTTCTCCTCACGGAAGCCGAGGCTGCTGAGCGCCTGCGTCTGTGTACGCGGACGCTCCGCAAGGCCCGCCAAGAGGGCCTTCTCCACTTCGTTTTGATCGGGAGGGCCGTTCGGTACACAATGGCGGACCTCGAATCGTACATCGAGCGCCTTAGACAGGTTCAACCGCAATGCCCGCCGCCCCGTCCCATCCGCCGATCGACCATGCCGAGCAAGCGGCATGGCGAAGTCGTGCCTTTCACGGTGCGCAACGCCGACCGGTGACACGGTGAGCGTCTATAAGCCCAAGGGCAAACCCCACTTCCATTTCGACTTCCAGTTCAAGGGCCGTCGCTATCACGGCTCCACCGGATGTACGTCCAAGCGCGCCGCCGAGGAATTCGAGCGGCGCGAAAGGCGTAAGGCCGCCCTGCCGAACGAGCAGTTGCCGCCGATCACGCTCGACCAGGCCGCGAGCCTCTACCAGGATCACGCCGAACTGCTGCCGAGCTGGCCGACGATCAAGTACATGCTGATCGCGCTGGTCGGCGGGCTCGGCGCTGGGAAGCTGCTTTCCGAGATCACACAGCGCGAACTCCAGGTCTACTTCGCGAAGCGCCGTGATGATCGGTCAAGCGCCTCGGTCAATCGCGAGATCGAGAATGCCCGGTCCCTGTGGCGCCGGGCGAAGCGCACCAAGTACGACATCGGCGATATGCCCGATTGGGCGCAGCTCATGCTCAAGGTCGTGAAAAAGCCGCCGCGCGAGCTGGAGATCGTCGAGGAGAAGAAGCTCTTCCTCGCGCTGCGCAACGACGTGTCGGATGCCGTCGATTTCCTGCTCAAGTCGGGCTGGCGACGCGCCGAGGTTCTCAACCTGCGCTGGGAAGACGTGAACATCCCCCGCAAGGTCGCCATCACCAGGGTCAAGGGCGGGGACATCGTCACGCGCCCTCTTACCACCGCCCTCGTCGAGATCATCGCACGCCAACCGCAGTGCGAGGATGCCGAGGGCGAGCTGGTCCCGTTCGTCTTCACCTATGTCTGCCAGAAGAGCCGGGGCTCGCGCCGGAAGGGCAAGCGTTATCCGCTCACCCCTACCGCGCTACGCAAGCCGTTCGCCAAGGCGAAGGAAGACGCCAAGGTCGAGAACTTCCGGATCCATGACCTGCGCCACACGCGCGGCACCCGCATTGTGCGCGCCACCGGTTCGCTGGCGGCCGCGAAGGAGGCCCTCAAGCACAAGCGCATCGAGACCACTCTGCGCTACGCCCACGTCATGGACGACGACGTTCGCAACGCCCTGGAGGCGAGCGAGTCCCGACATAGTCCCGACCAGATCAGCGAAGAGAAGAAAAAAGCCTAG